TTCTATTTCTTTTCGCTTCTATGTTAGCCCACAAACCTTTTTTCTTCATCAACACCTCCATCTTTTACGAGCTTGTCTCAATCGACTTTTTGGATTCTTTGCTGCCTTTGGGAACTTTTTCATCTGACCGGCAGACCTAGCGCAATAAGACTTACGCCTTTTTGCCGCCGCACTGCCCTTTTTTACCTTGCCCGTAACAGCCGTCTTCAGCTTTGAGGTGGGGTTGGCCTTACGATAAGCGGTAACGCCATCCCTACTCATTCCAGCGCCATCATTGGTCTTTCGGTAGTTCGCTTTTGGACCTTTAGTAGTGCGCGGAATAGGTTTTTCCTTCTTACTACTCATCTTTGGCCCCATCTTCTTCGAGCGCCTTGCGGGCAACCTCTGCATACCACCCCGAACCGTCCGAGATGTTGGCAACATCCACGATGTCCTGCAAGGCCTCCCGCAACAACTTAATCCGCTCGTTCATTTGTTACAGCCCTTTCATAGTAGACTATTATTTGTTTTTGCTGGTCCAGAAAGCGCCTTATTTCGGACATATTCAAAGACAGTGTTTCGTAGTCCCGGACGCTCAAGGCGTAGAACACCAGAACGCCGTTCTCCTTTTCAAAACGTTGTTTAAACGACACGTAATTGTTCTGGGTCACCACATAAAAATGAATGTTGTTCAAGGTCACCGGTCGAGGGTGCTTTTGTACAGGTATGTTCCGCTCAATCTCAACGGTTTTGACCTCTACCGGTAAGATATCCTTGAAGCTACTGCACGCGCTACTTAGAAGGAGCGGCAGCACCAGACATAATTTCCAAAGACCGGAATAACTTTGCCGTTCCCGCATTAATACGTCGCTCCGTCAAAAGTGGCTTCTTTAGACTTAATTTAGACAAATTGTGTTTGCGTAACTTACTTATAAGGACGTCCTTGTACTCGTTGGCCTTATCCAGGTTTGCCCGCAGGTCTGCATTTAACTTGGCAAACTTCTTTTGGTCCTCAACCAACGTGCTAATTGTGTCGTCTTGGATCTGTTTTGCTATCTCAAGCTTGGCCGTGTTTTCTATTAAGGCCTGAATTCGCGCCTGACTATCCGTATAATAGTAATACGCCCCAGCGACGGCCCCGCCAACAAGGCCCACTACCACTATGAGGACATAAAGACGGATCACAAGATCAGTTCTTTTTCTCTCAACACTAGGCCAAGGATGGCGACGGCTACAGCAGCGATAGTTACAACATCAATCCCGGTCAGTACGCCAACACCAACACCGGCAGCGGACATCGCCGCGTAAGTTGAGGCCTCTGTAAATCTTTCAATGATCCAATTAAGTACAACCATAACAATTCCTTTCAGATTTATTTGCGGCTCATATAAGCCGACATTCCCATATAGGCGCACGTCACACCTGAGAATGCTATGTAGGCAAGACCAAGTAGGTCTGAGATGCTTTTCAACCTACTTTCACTTACCACGAAAAACAAAAGCCCCGTCATTAGGGCCATAATGGCAAGCGCAGACCAAGCCATACGCCGCTGTGCGTCCATTTTTTCAGCAGTCTCCAGAGCTTCTACCACAGCTAGTTCTGCATCAGACACAGTCCCATCGCCGTCTAAGTCGAGAGCTTGGTATTGGCTGTCTTTTTGTAATTTCTTCTGAGCCATTATTTCTTGTCGTTAAAAAGGTCGAACAACACACGAACCTTGTCTTTTACGACCTCTAAATCTCCGTGCATTTTGGCAAGTACGATAATTAACCCAACTACAGCTATAATCACCGGCCATGCAGCATTGAAAAGCTCTATCATGCCTTAAATCTTTCACAACACGTCGGCCCGGGCGTTCACTAGCAAATTTTAAACGTTCCGCCGCGAATGGCATCGCCCATGCCCCGGTTCTTTCCCGATACCATGGAGGCCTTAGATACGTTAGGGGTCTTCTCTACTTTTCCATCGTTATAAGGAACATAACCTTGATCCTTGACCACAATGCCCTTCCGGGTAACCCCAATAGACTTATTACTACCCATGTTCATCTCCTACCGATTACCTTGTTTAAGAATTTCACGTTCCTTGGCAGCCTGTATGCGGGCGGATACGATCTCTTCTTGAGACTGTATCCTTTGCTGTCCAAGTTGCGCGTTCTGCTGTGCCTTCTGCTGGTCCAAAGCTAATCTTTGCTGGTCCATCTGATTTTCCGCAGCATCCTGCTTCTCTCTTAGTTGTAGATCCTGCTCTTTCAACGCAATCAGAGGGTCGGGTTGATCCCCGCCGCCGCTTATTTCTGCACTCTTGGCTTTCACCTCTTGCAGACCCTGCGCAATAGCTTCAGCCACCATGGATTCTATCTCCAGGGCCTGCTCCTCGGTGGGAGCCTGACCTTGAAGTTGTTGTATCATTTGAGAGGCCACCTGTTCTTTAGCCTGAATAGATACATGCTCCATAATGTGCTTCTGCAAAGACATAGCCACCGAGGGAAGCTGACCCACCATGGGGGAAGCCCCAAAAAGAAGGTGCGCTGTTATGTGAGCCTGATGGTTCTGACCCTGGAACACCTTCAAGGTCACGTTCTCAAAGGCCTCCGAGTTTTCAACTGCCGGATCCTTGGGAGACTCTTCTTCCTGATCGACAACCTTCAGGATCGAGTCCACATCCTTGACGCCAATCGCTTTGTACATGCGACGAAACGCTTCGTACATGTTATGAAGCTCCGGAGCCGACTGCGCCAACTGTAGCTCGGTCTGCGCCAAAGTGACTCTCTGGGACATGGAGAAGATGTTCGGATCAGATACCGGTACAACATCGACACGCTCATCAAAGTCCTCCGCTTTTACCGTGCGCTCCGCTCCAACAACGTTGTAGGGATACTCCTCGGGTAAGGATTCCCCAAAAACCTTGGCGAGCAGTGCAAACTCGTCCTTCTGGGCGTGGTGCAGCCGCTTATGAATAGCAGACATCACCTTCGCGCCCTGTTCCAACATTGCAATCGTGGTGCCAACCGCCGCTTGCTGATTGCCGTCACCTACCTGCAAATTAGACACCGCCGCAAAGCGTTGCCCCGCCTCTACACAGAACCCCATCAACTGAAATAAGGTCTGATCCGCGCCTTTGTATGGCAGCAACATCAAGGAGTCCCGGATAGCACCACCGGGAGAATCTACATCCCGGAACTCGCCAGGAGACAATGGCTCATCGTCATTACGAATACGAAGTCCACGGGTCTTGAAGCCCGCCGGAAGATTGGACAAGGTCCCTGCGTCGATAAGTTGTCGAAGTGCTGCGGTGGCCGTGCGGCTCAGTCCGCCAATCATGTGGATTAAACCAAGGCCGTAGAACCCAAACCCAGGTAGGAACTTGAAGTGGACGAAGTACTGGTTCTTCTTCCGGTTCTCGTCGTCCGGCTTATAGTTCCGTCGGATACTTAGAACCGTCCCGTCGTCCTCGGACACCGTTACAACATACGGAAGTTTGATGCCCGTAGGCTCACCGTCCTCTCCTATGTCCTCAAACCCTTCAAGGTCCAAGTCCACATGGCATTCCAGAAGGGTAACCTCACTATCCAGACGACTGGGCTCAATGCCAGAAATCTCGTCCATCTCTTCCCTAAGACCTGAAGGATCAGACTGAGATGCTTCGACATCCACGTCAACGTAGAAACCAGCGACCTGTTTCTTACGGAGTTCGTTCTCCGATATCTGGATTACATGCGTCACGTTCTCTGCGGTCTCAAGGTCAGTAGCCGTATAAGGAACCACAAGCTGCTCTGCGGGTACAAATTTACTAACGGCGCGCCCTAGAAACTCGTCGTAATAAACCTTCTTAAAGGTTGAGCCTGCAAGCGGTAAGTAAAACAACATCTGATCGAACTCAGGAGTATACTCCTTCATTACAGACGTAATCTGGTAGTTCATGTACGTGCGGACGCGCTCGGCCTGCGCCTCCACTTTGGGGTCGATTTTACCAAGTATTTGCGTGTTTACAGGGCCACCAGCGGGCAATAGTTCCCCGAAAGCTTGTGCCTGGAACTGCGTTACAGCCTCCGCCAATAGAGGGTGCGTTACGCCCGTAGCCCCACGAAAAGGCTCCGAACGCTCCTCATACTTAAATCCTAGAAGCTCTAAGCCCGTGCGGTATGTGTCGGCCCAGTCCTTGCGGCCATCTTTGTTGGCCTCGTACTGTTCCAGTAAATCGGAGGATATGCGGGAAGACACGCGGTCCTCCACCTCTTCTGCAAGGTTGTCGTAGAAATCCCCCTCGCTGGTTCTTCCCACAAACGGGTCGAAGTCTACTACAACAGAACCGTCATCCTCTAACTCTATATTCAACCCCGGAGTATCTGGAAACGCCTCGTCATCCAAGGATACCTCCGCACCCGGCCCTTCGTCTAACTCCACAGGGGGAATGCCATCACGGCGCTCTACAAGAGAGGCCGTGCCAAAATTGCTGCGAGGAAGAGGATTCCGGGCCATCTAGTAGCGCCTTAAAGATGCAAGGCCACCGTTTCTGTAACCACCGCCAATTTGGTCCCCGACGTTAGGCTGCGGAGACGGGGGCATATTTCCAGGCATGTAATCTTGGGAGTTTATGGGGGGTAGTCCTCCGGGTTGAGGGATATTACCCGCACCCATCT